AGCATGCATGCTTCGATACCGAGCTGACCGCTGCGGCCGCACGTGCGAGTGCGGCCATCCCAATCCTTGTCTGCGCTGTCGGTTCCTGGATCACGGGACCAAGTCCGAGCGCGCCGTGATCGACCATCTCCGCTGCGTTCGGTGGGCGACGCTCGGCGAGCTCGCCGCCGTCACGGGCGTGTCGCAACGCTCGCTGTGCCGCACCCTGCCCGCGATGATCGCGCGCGGACGGATCGCGCGCGCGCTCGAGGAGGCGGACGGCGGCGAGCCGTACCTCGCGTTCGGCCGGTGGACCAAGGCCAAGCACGCGGTGAGCCGCTACGTATACCGGCTCGACGCGACGTGAGCGCAAACGCCGCGCGTGAAAATACATACGACATTCTTGACCAGCATGCGTGCAGTTACGTACATGATGTGAATGCCTCGTAAAAAGACCATCGACCGACTCGACCAAATCAGCCTCCGGTTGTCCGAGCACGAGCGCCGCACGTGGATGATCGCGGCCGCCGTCGCCGGCATGTCGCTGTCCGCGTGGATCCGGGCGCAGTGTTCGCCGGTCGCCGCCAAATTCGAAGTTCGCGAGCGGGCAGCGTAGACCGTGCCGCGCGTCAACCTCGACTCGAGCGTGTTCACGGATCCGCGTTTCGCCTATCTCGCCAGGAAGCTTGGGCTCGCCGACGGGGCGGCCGATCTCGGCGTGATGGCCATGGCCCGCGTGTGGCTTCAGTGCACCGAACGTGGCTCACATTCATTGCCAGGATGGATGATTGACGAGCTGCTCGGGAAGGGGGCAGCGGCCAAGGTGGTCGACGCCGAACTCGCCGAGCCCGTGACCGAGTCCTTATTGAACAAACGTTCTACCTTTGTCGGCGAGGTACTGACGCTCGGAGAATTCCGGCTCCGCGGCACGTTCAACCGCATTGAGTGGTTGGAACGAAATCGGCGTAACGCCGCGGAAGGTGGGAAAAGGCGCAACGCCGACGCCAGCCGGGGGGCTGGTGGGCGGTACCAGCCGGATGGCTCGTCGACTAACCAGCCCAGTGGCACGGAATCGCCACCAGCGGTCGCCAGCGCTCCTGCTCCTGCTCCTGCTCCTAGATCTGAAGATCTGAAGAACGTGGAACTCGGAAGTTCCACGTCACCTGGTTTGGGGAGGGAGGAGGCCAGGAGGGAGAGGAGGCGGAAGCGCCTTCACACCGAAGCCGAACTCGCGGACGTGGCCGTGGTGCTCGCGAAGCTGTCGGATCGATCCGGCGTGGCCTACCGCGGCGGCGAGCTGCACGCGGCGCTGATCGTGCGGCACCTGCGCGCCGGCCTGACGCGGTGGGACCTGCGGCGCGTCATCGCGCACTGCGCCGACATGTGGCAGTCCGACCCGAAGATGGTCCGCTACCTGCGGCCCGAGACGCTGTTCGGCCCCGTCGCGATCGAGCGCTACCTCGACGCCGCGCGGTCGGCGTATCCCGGCGAGGAACCGCCCCTCACAGCTTCCGAATCCGAAGGAGATCCGACATGGAATCCGAAAACGGCCACGGACCGCTGAGCCAAGATCTGGCCGGCGTGATTTCGCTCGAGCGCGCGCGCGCGAAGGCCGAGCTCGGCGCGAAGCATTGCGACCGCTGCGGCCACGTCACGAAGCCGCACTATCGCGCGTGCCCGAAGTGCGAGGGGGACCGCAACCGCGAGCTGCTCGACCGGCTCGCGCGCTTCTGCGCGCAGCTGCGCGTGCGGCCGCCGCGGCCGCCCGGCGAAGAGTTCGACGCCGAACGGCAGCTCGGCGCGCTCGGCCACAACTTCCCGCGCGACTTTCTCAAGGCGCTGCTCTCCGAAGCTCGCAATCCGAAGTACCAACCGTGATAGGCTGTCGGGGATGAAGCGCCAGTTGCTATTCGGCGGGACGGCGAGCGACGCGCTCGAGCGCGCGACGTGGCGGCTCCTGATGGCGGCGCGCGATTTGCTCGGCGACGCCAAGCGGATGCCCGCCGACGAGCTCGCGGCGAAGTGCGTGCGCGCGCGCGCCGCGGCGGCGAGCGCGGCCGACGGGATCATCCGCGGCGTGCTCGCCGAGCAGCGCGTGCGCGAGGAGATTGCCTACAAACGCCCGCCGATCTCCGACGCGCAGGCGCGCGCCGACACGATCGCCGACCTGGCCGACGCGGCCGACGACGAGTACATCGCCATCCTCGACGAAGTCGCCGCACGCCGCGGCGCGACGACGCACTAGACGCATGGCCTGGCTCGTCCGCGCGCCGCGCACGACCGACCAGAGCTACGTCGCGCGCACGTGGGTCGCGAGCATGACCGAGAAGGGCATGTGGCATCGCCGGCGCGAGGTCGACGCGCTCAACGAGCTCGTGAATCGCCTGCTCGACCATCGCGAGACGAAGCTGCTCGTCGCGTGCGAACCCGGCAACGAAGATCGCATCGTGGGCTGGATCGCGTACGCGACGCCGCCCGGTGTGCGATGCTTGCTCTACGTGAACGTTCGCCGCCAACATCGCCGCCAGGGTTGCGGCCATGCGCTCGCGAAGCATGCGGGGCTGGATCGGGTTGCGGGCGCGCCGCCGATGGTGTACTTGTTTTCGGGACCCGATGCGCGCAAGCTTCTCGCAGGAAGACCCGACGTGACGCACCTCGAACCGAGCGAGTATCTGCCGTGAGCGACGAGATCGAAGTCGTTCCCGTCGACGATCCGTCGAAGGTCGACGCGAAGGCCGACGAGGCGATCAATCGCGCGCTCGACGAGCTTGTCGACGCGCGCGTCGAACCGGCAAAGTTCTGGGACGAATTCGCCGAACGCTGCGACCGCGCCGACGCGTTCGCAGCCGGAATCCTGCTCGACGCGGCCATCGAGCGCGATCTCGAGCTCGAGCGCGCGCGACGCATCGCCGAAAGCATGTTCGCGCCGTGAGGATCCAGCCGCTCCACGCGCAGCTCCTCGTCGCGCCCATCCCGTTCGGCGCCGAGAGCAAGGCCGGGCTGCTCATCCCGGAGATCGCCCGCAACAACCATCCGTTCCGCTACGCCGACGTCGTCGAGGTCGGCGTCGGCCGCACGAACGCCGAAGGGAAAACCGTTCCGCTCCAATGCCGGGTCGGCGACGTCGTCGCGTTCGCCAAGGGCGCCGGCCTCGAGATTCCCATCGAGGACGAGAAGGGCGAGCGCATCATGCTCTTGCTCGACGAAAAGTTCGTGCTCGGCATCGTGCACGATCTGAAGCGCTCGAGCGGCATCACCGGCCTCGACGGCAAGATCCTGGCGATGACGCCGACGAGCCTGGCCAAGCCCGATGTCGGCTACGAGAACGACGAGAAGACCGAGATCGCGCGCCGCGCGGGCTGGCTCGACAAGAACGTCGACGGCAGCGACGACCACACGAACGAGGCGTCTTGAGCGAAGACTTTCGAGGTTGGATCGACACCGAGCTGTCCGCCGAAGCTGCGAAGGCGTGCGTGATCTTCGCGTCGAAATTCCATCTCGATTTGCGTTCGATTCGTTTCCACGACGACGGAGCGCGCGTCGAGGTGATCGTGAGCGTATTGCCGAGACGCGTGGCCGCCGGCGCGCCGTTCGATAAACTGTCGTTCGATGTGCCGCCGTGGCCGCTCGATCCGGACTCGTGGGTCCCGATCGAATGCGAGTTCGAGACATCGGCGAAACGTCTGCGGAGCCAGCTGTGAGCGTCCGGCACGTACAATTCCGCGCCGACGTCGCCGTGAACATCGGCACGCGCAGCTTCGTCGCGATCGGCCACTGGACCGCCGACAAGCATGGCAAGGAAATCGAAATCGAAGTCGCTGCCGATTGGGTCTACCTCTACCCGCTCGACATGAACGGCAAGCGCACCGGGCGCCGTCGCCGCGTGGCGATGACCGCCGTCTCGTACGTCGACGAGGACGTCGAGATCGTCGAGGCGAAGTCCGGCATGACCGCCGGCGACGCGCGCGGCGCGAGCAAGGCGAAGCCGTGAGCGACGCGGATCTCGCCGACGCGGAGCGGTTTGCCGCGCAGCATCCGGCGTTGGCCGTCGCCGTGGGCGAGCCCGACAAGCTCGTCGCCACCGACGCGATGTTCGATCGCGACGGCGACGCGACGCCGGCCGAGCGTGCCGCGTACGCCGCGTGGAAGGCCGCGTTCCGCGCCGCGGCCGAGGCGGCGCGCGCGCTGCAGGCCGCGCAGCGGCGCGAGGTGGAAGCGCGGCTCGCGCTGGCCGACGCGATCGCGCCCGATACCGCCAAGGTGTAGCCCTGCAGCGCTGGGGCGCGCGGAGGCTTCGCAGGGAGCGCCAGGCCGCGTCCGCGGCGGCGCCGCCGCGGGTTTCTCTCACCGAGCACCATTTCCGCGAGCAGCGGGCGTTCTACGCGTCCAAGGCGCGGCTGCGCGCGGCCATCGACAGCCGGCGCGCCGGCAAGACGCGCGGCGGCAACGAGAGCGACCTCGAGCTCGCGATGCGCACCGAGCACGGCCGGTTCTTGTACATCAACGAGACGCGCGCGGAGGCCAAGCGGTTGGCGTGGATCGGCGCGCGCGGCGATGGCATGGCGACGATGGTTCGCCGGATGAAGCTGCCGGCGGTGTGCAACGAGAGCGAGTTGACGATCCATTTCGAGGCGCTCGACTCGTGGATCTATCTGGTCGGTGTCGACGACGAGAAGTCGATCGGCAAGGCGCTCGGGCTTCCGTACAACCGCGTGCGCTGGGACGAGGCGCAGAAGATCCCTTCGCGGTTCACGACGACTATCCTCGAAACGCTCCTGCCCACGCTGCTCGACTACGGCGGCGAGCTCCTGTTCACGGGCACGCCGGATCGCAAGATGAGCGGAATCTTCTACGACGTCACGCGGCCCGACGTCGTCAAGCGGCGCAAGGGCTGGGAGGTTCACCACTGGACCCTCTTGGCCAATCCGTATTGGGGACGCGCGAAGATCGTCGCCGGCCAGTCGTACGTCGTGTGGGGCCACAAGGACGAGATCGCCTCGGGGCCGCACGCGCCCGGCGAGCTCGACGGGGCGATCGCCGCCTGCCGGTTCAAGATCGGTGTGCTCGGCCTGCAAGAGCTGCTCGGCGGCCCCGACGTCGCGCCGCTCGACTCGCCGATCATGCGCCGGCAGGCCGGCGGACAGTGGACGCGCGAAGACTCCAACTTCGTCTACGCCGTGAACAAGGTGTCTGAGGAGAAGCTCGTCTACGCGCCGCACCGCGCGCGCGAGGACGGCTTCGTCGACGTGCCGCGCGCGCTGCGCGACCTGCCGTTCAAGTGGAAGGAAGGTTTCTACGCGATGGCCGTCGACCTCGGGTACAACGATCCGTTCGCGCTGACGCTGTGGGCGTGGTACCCGCACGACGAGGCGCTCTACGAGGTCTGCTCGTGGAAGAAGTCCGGGCTCGACTCGGACGCGCAGAACGATGCGATGCGCGCGGTGCGCGAGCACGTGACGATCGGCGTCATCGACGCGGACGCCGGCGGCGTGGGCAAGCAGGTCGTGAAGGGCTGGAGCGCCGAATGGGTCGAGCGCTACGGACTGCCCGTGCGCGAGGCCGAGAAACAGCACAAGCTGACGGCGATCCAGACGATGAACAATGACATCCTGCGCGGCCGCGTGAGGTTTCGCGACGGCGGCCCATTGCTCGACGAGATGCGCGAGCTGCAGTGGGCGACCATCGTCGACGGATCGGGGCGGATGGTGGAAGACCCGACGATGTCGAACGACTGCAGCGACTCGGGGCTTTACGGGCACCGTCGATCGTGGCAATTTCGGTGGGCACCCGTGGAGACGCGCCCCGCATCGGGAACGAGGGAACGCTACGAGCTCGAGGCCGCCGAGCTCGAGGACGATCTGATCCATTGAGCGCGCTGTCCGACATCCAGAAGCTGATCTTGTGGTGCCGCAAGAACGGCGTCGCGTGGAACCAGCTGGCGTGCGGCTCGATCACGATCGACGGCTCCGACCTGAAGCTCGCCGAGACGATGCCGAAGCAGGCGGCCGCGCCCGAGAAGCCCAAGACCATCTTCGAGCAGTACGGCGCTGCGCTGCTCGAGGCGCAGGCACGCGCGGCGACCGAGGACGAGGGCATGACGAGCGTCGTCGAGGAAGAGGCCGATTGACCGATGGCCAAGCGCAAGACCTACGACAAGGAAGCGGTCGCGAAGCGCAGGAAGCGCCGATTCGTCGACGACAAGGAAGACGCGGCACGAAATCTTGCCGAGGTCCAGTGGTGGAAGGCGCCGGCGGATCAGGGCGGCGAAGCGTGCCAGCGGCTGTGGGTTTGGATCGACCGGCTGCGCGCGCAGTGGGCGGTCGACGGGATGGCGGATCTGGTGCACGAGGCGATCTATGCCGACGAGCCGATCATGCGCGGCGGCATGTTCGACGGCCGCCAGTGGCACGGGTCGCGCGAGACCGGCTCGTGCATCCTGAACGCGATCAAGTCGCTCGTCGACACGGCGGCGGCGCGGCTGACCAAGGTGCGCGCGATGCCGTGCATCTCGGCCGACGACGCCGACTACTTCGAGCGCAACTTCGCGATCGAAGTCTCGCGCGTCTTGCGCCGCAAGATGGGCGGCGAGGACATGGAGCAGGCGTGGCCGCTCGTGTGCCGCGACTTCTGCATCCGCGGCTCGGGCGTGACGAAGGTCGAGCGCCGCGGCGGCGACACGCACGCGGAACGGATTCCGATCTACGAGGTCGTCTACGACCATCGCGAGACGCAGTTCGGTCCGCCGCGCGTGCTCGCGCACGTGCGCCCGGTCGCGCGCGACAAGTTGCTCGCGCGGTTTCCGAAGTACCGCGAGCAGATCAACGACGCCGTCCTGTTCACGCGGCTCGACCCGTGGCAGCAGTTCGTCTACCAGGGGCCGACGCTGGCGGATCTGGTCGAGGTCGCCGAAAGCTGGTATCCGCCGAGCGGTCCCGGCGCCGACGACGGTCAGCACATCGTCTGCATCCGCGGCACGACGGTCCTGCGCGAGCCGTGGGATTGCCCCGACATCCCGCTCGTGTTCACGCACTGGACCGCGCCGATCCGCGGCGTGCGCGGCAAGGGCCTCGTTGCCGAGCACAGCGCGGCGCAGGACATGATCAACGGCATCCTCCACGACGCGCGCGAGGGCATCCGCGAGGGCAGCCAGCTGAAGGTCTTCGCGTCGCGCGGCGCGAACGTGAAGAAGAACCATCTGCGCTCGGGCAGTCCGCGCGTCGTCGAAGTCGACGGCCCCGCGAACGCCGGAGCGGTCGCGTTCATCGCGGCGGATCCGGTGAGCAAGCAGGCGTGGGACATCGCGTTCCAGGTCATGGCGCAGATGTACCGGGTGAGCGGAATTTCGGAGTGGGCCGCGACGGCAACCAAGCCGCTCGGCAACCAGGTCTCGGGCAAGGCGCTCGACACGATGAACGACAACCAGAGCGATCGTTTCGCCGACAAGGAGACCGGCGCGCAGCAGAGCCGCGTCGCGATCGGCCGCTGCCACGTGAACCTCGCGCGCATGATGCACGCCGAGGCCAACGGCAAGGTCCAGCGCCGCTATCCGGAGCAGCCGGAGCCCGTCGCCAAGGACGAGCTCGCGTCGTGGATCGCCGACAACGAGTGGGATCGCGTCGACCTCGACGGCGGCAACTATCACCTCGTGCTCGAGCCGGTCAACTTCATCACCGGCACGCGCGGCGGCAAGCTCGAGGAGGTCGCCGAGGCCGGCAAGGCGGGGCTCATCCCGGATCCGACGATGACGGCGGCGCTGTTCGAGGAGCCCGACATCGCGCGCATGAACAAGCCTATCCTGGGGCCGATGCACCGCATCCAGGCGTGCATGTCGGGGCTCGCCAATCCCAAGGTCGACTACATGGACGTCGCACCCGACGGCTCGATGAACTGGCAGCTCGCCAAGCTCATGGCCAAGGGCGAGCTCGAGGAGGCGAAG